TGAGCGAAGGTAATAGTGTTTGCGCTGGCTACAGATATTGCTGAGTCAATATACATTGATGCACCAAGGACTTGACCGCCCGTTGCGTCATAGGAACCATTCACGAACCTAAATCTGTAATAACCAGTAGATGGGACTATGCCACTAGACGTAACCCAACCTTGGTTTTGCCCACGTCCATATGAAACTAAAGTTGAAGTAGCACTAGAGCCATAGTCGTATGAGTTCCCACTCGCAGAAACCTCAACTAAGTATCCGTATGCTTCGTAGTCGTCACCACCACCAGCTGCGGCCCAGTCAAAAGAAATTGATTGATTTGCCGTAGCAGGAAACGGCTCGGTCCATATTTCTGGTCCAAACGCCGAACCGTATGTTCCATGATTATTACAAGTATTGGCATAGGAAATAGTGCCAGAAGAGAAGAGACGAATTACTCCACTACGTCCACCATATGCTTCTCCTGTAGATGTTGAGTAGGACAGGTTCTGGGTAGTCGCTTCTTGGCCTTCGTACAACTGCTGTTCTCGCGTGTAGTTCTTGTCGGTTACATAGGAGTAGGAATCGCCAGAGGTGGTATCGGTGCCGGTCATTGTGTATGGCCCAATGCCCTGCTTGTCTAGAGCCGCACATTGGGTTCGGCTTGCCAACGAACCTAGGGTTACTTTTGCCGCCGCAGTTGACTCAAAAACAGGCGACAATGCCCTGACTGGAGCAGAAAAACCAAAAATCGACACTAGTAAAAGGAATACCGAAGGTACAGCCATGATGGCTGCGGGCTTGTTTATGCGACGTCTACCACCGAACATCTGACCTCCAGAAAAAATACCTCTAATTCTAGCATTTTTTGGAGTTTAAAAATAAGTGAACAATTTTAAATAGCTCTGTCTGCTATGTTCCTTTGTTCAACAGCTACTAGCTTGCCTTCGTGTTTTGCCTGCACGTCTTTTCTAACCCACGTCATTCCGTATGTTGTACTCAATGTCTCTGGACCCTCTCTACGCAATAATCTTTCTGCCATTGACTGAAAGGTCGGGTCATCGCTGAGGTTGAGATAGGCATTGTGCGACCATGGCAGGTCATAAAAGGCAGGGGCATTTACCAAAAGCGCTCCTGCAGTATTCCAGTGTTCTTCTATTCTTGGGTTCTCATTTACGATTGCTCCGGATAGGCAGTAAGCCGGAACGTCCACACCCACTAATGGCCTATTTACTTCGAGCATTTTCTCAATAGCGTTGCTATCAAGAGACATGTCGGAATCTATATAAAGTATTGCAGAGTAGTTAACTACGCCGTAATTCAATTCGGTACAATCTTCACCCCAGTGATGACCGCTCGTAACCCTGTGTCTTTGGGCAAATTCCCTAATTAGATTTCTGCCAGTCTCTATTCGAATCCATCTATTTCCTGAATCGACCTTGGCTTGCATATCGTTTATTGAGTATGTCCAGTAATCCCCGTTTATCTCACGCAGGGCTTCAATCACTTCTGCAAAAGGCTCTATCCCTCTGTTGTCAACCTCGAATGCAGAAAACCATTTCACATTTGGGAACTTTCGACATATCTCAACTCTGTCTGACAGCCAGTTCAAGTGTTCTTTAGCGTCACATTTCCAGGCAACAAGCGGTGTTCCAATTACGAAATGTTTGTCATAGTCAATTGGCTTGAATACTGGAGCATCAGGTATCTTGATTTGTGGTTTATTTAACATCCCAACAAAGTCTGAACAAACACCTGAAAAACCTATTTTCCAATTTGAATCAATTTCCCACCATGAGCGCTCTGGCAGAACATTTATACATCTGTCAGATGTTGATTTTTTCCCAGGATAAGCCCAAACATAACCCCTGCTTGTAATTGTGTAGTCGTCTGTATTGTGAAAAAAACAATGCAGCTGATAATGTAGTGAAAAGCTAAGAGCCTCTGGATTTTTGCAATGGACCCATAACTGATGCGTCCTATCGATAAGCCATTCTTTAGGCACTGAGTATTGAGGGCCATCGTGGCCAAGAAATATCCCAGACTCGTTAACCCAAAGGTCTACTTCTACGTCAAAACCATTTGCTATTGCTTCCTCCACATAGTCTGGACGATTCTCAAATTCTGGTTTTGGACCTGTTGTGTTTCCTCTGTGAGATATGTAAATCATTTTTCAACCTGAACCCATATCCAGTTCTTGTGGTTATCACCAGGGCCAGTTGGCCTAATGTCGTATTTAAAGTTCGTGAAACCAATTTTGCCAACCAGGTCATCAAAAAGTGTTTGCTCATCCTGGATGCTTACATCCGAGTGACCATTAGTGCTTCCGGCGTCATAGTTGTTGTCGTAATAGCCAGCAGTCGGTATTTCACCTTTCCCGCCGTACCCCATCTGAAAACACAACTTTCCGCCTGGCTTCAAGACTCTGAAGATATCCTTCAGAATATTGAATCTGATTTCATGCACGCAAATATGCTGAAAACAAATAACTGCAAAAACAACATCGTAAATGTCGTCCTCAATTGCTGAAAGATTATCTCCGCTGGTTACATAAAGATTTGGTTCTGAAATATTGTTTGCTTTTGTATTGATTCTGGCTTTTTCTATATTTACATCAGATATATCAATTCCGTCAACTCGAGCAAATCTGTCTGCAAACTTGACCAAGTTTCTTCCGGGTCCGCATCCATATTCAAGTGCTACAAGACCATTTGTATCAAAGTCCTTGAATAAAAAATTGTCATAGTCTGACCAGTTATTGTGTGCGTCGTATGAGCCGACAACTGGGTCTCTGAAATCAAGTGACCACTTTGATGCATATTCGTCATAATATGAATTCTGCATATCCAGATAATCTTTTTTGTTCTTGCTCATTTGTTGTTCTCCATATTGTAAATAACTGCCGTCATTGATAGTGGTGCATCTCGGCTGCCTCGATAGAAAACCTCAACAACATCAGCATTTTTTTGAATATATTCTGCTTCATCAGGTAGTGAATATTTTGAAGCCCATCCATTTTTGTCTATATTTTCCAACAGATTTACAGTTGCTTCCTCGTCTTCGTTTTTGTAACCAAGCCACCACGCATGAAGGTCTTCTATTATGTAAATCTTTGAATACTTGAATAAAAAAGAAAAAGACGTTTCCATCAATTCGGGCGTATGTCCACCGTCGTCAACTATCACATCATATATTTGCCCATTTATTGCGGATTCAATTTGTTCCCTATTTCCTTGGTCAACTTTTAGTACCGAGCATCCTTCTATTTGGGGTATGTCGTCTATATCCCACCCGTGGACCGATGAATCTTCTGGAAGCCATTCCCTCCAAGCCCTGAGAGAATAACCCCCTTGTACTCCAATCTCGAGCAGACGTTTAACAGATTCTCTTTTGATATGTCTCTCGTAGACATCCATGTATAGGTGTTGTGATTTGTCTGTCCCATGCTTCAGCCCCAAGCTATGAAGCAATCCGCCGCTCATTTGTTGTTCTCCAAGTAGTAATTTAGGTCTTCTGGTGTTCCGATTCCCCACATCTTTGGTACTTCCTTAATCCGAATCTTTTTCCCATCTTCAATTGCTTCATTGAACACCGGGCAGACGTAGAACTCATTATTTGTTCTTATGTTTTTTTCAATCATCTGGTTTGCATATTTAACATAGTCAGAGCCGTGCTTCCAGTAGTAAATGCCAACAGTAGCGTTATCTGAGATTGGGTTCTTTTCTGCAACTTCATTTACAAGACCATCGTCACCGAGCTTTGCGTACGACCACTTTGGATGGGTCGCCTTGAATGTCAGAATCCCACCATCAACACCTTCTGCTCCAAATGCGTACAAGCACTCGTTGCTGTTCCAATCCACTATTTGGTCGGAGTTTGCCATTAACAATGGTTCGTCATTGTCTATTAGGCCAGATGCCAAAAGCGTCGTGCATGCAGCACCTTCAGTCATTCCATCAACTAAAACAATGTCGCATTCTGGTTTGATGAGTCCCAAGACTTGTTTTAGGTTGTATTTTTCGTAGTGTTCTTTTTGAACAAGGAATATGAAGTGAGCATCAATATTCAAGTTCTCAACAACAACCTGAATCATTGGCTTCCCGTTGACTTCGATTAGTGGTTTTGGAAACGTATATCCAGCCTGTGCAAATCGCGAACCAGCTCCAGCCATTGGTATTAAAACATTCATTTTTTCGTTCCTCCACGCAACAGGCTTCTTGCCTCTTGTCTCTATTTCATCAACAAAGCGCATTAAACGTTCTTTGCTTAAGTCGCTGGCGTTCTTTATTGCATGTAGGTTTGCCCCAGAACTAAGCGCACCTTCCCTGCCGATATGGGAATCCTCAATAATTATAGTGTTTGCAGGTGATGCATCAAGGGAGACCATGCATTGCCAATACATTTCAGGATGAGGTTTGTGGTTCCTTACATCTTCATTGCTCATTATGTAACTGACATATTTGAGTACGCCAATTGCATCTAGTGCTGTAATTACAGTGTCTCTTACAGCGTTTGACGCAACAGCTATTCGCCAACCCTTTTCTTTAAGGGTCTGCATTATGTCAATGGCTATATAGTTTTTGGGAAAACCTGAAAGTATTTGAAGAGTAGCTTTTTGCTTGTCTTCCCAGACTTGCTGATGTGCTGACTCTGGTAAACCCTTTTCCTCGGTGAGCATCTTTAGTTTTGTTGTTGTTCCAAGACCGTCGTATTTGGATAGATGTTCTTCCTTGGAAATTACATACTCTTGCCCGATTCGACTGAGAGCGATATTTAGAGAGTCATAGTGGACATCGCGCGATTCAATAAGAACGCCGTCAAGGTCAAAGATGACAAGAAAGTTACTTTTCATTTGGATTAGGCCCTGCGTGTCGATGCCACTTGTTGTGACGGACAATGCTGTTTCCGTTGCACTTCATTACATATTTATTGCGTACACGCATTGACCATTCAACATCTTCTTCTTCGTTCCATCCGCGCGATTCATCAAGAGGCTCTTCAATCATGACGTGCTTTTTAATCATGAAGAATCCACCAGATATGTACATGTATTGAGTCTGCGTCCAGTCGTTGTAGTTAAGGGACCACGCGCGTCCATGTCCAGGCTTATCCCAGAGAGACCAATCCATTGGATTTCTCGCACCATTGATTAGGTATTGTGGGCATGAGCAGATTTCCCAGTCGGTGCCAAACTTTTTAAATTCTTCGTACCATCCAGTTTCAAAAATATGATAATCGTGCATTAAAACGATATTCTCGTACTTAGCGTTTTGAACGAGTATGTTCTTTTTTTTAGTAATCCATCTTGGTTTAATTGATTCATCAAAATCAATCTTTGAAATGTCAACACCTTCAATTTCGCTTGAATCACCGCCACCAACGAGCAGTATTTCGTACTCTGGAATCCCAAGAGCGCGGATACTCTCTATTATCTGTTTCAATCTATTTATGTCTTCATAAACAGTTATGATTCCAAAGGTAAAGGCGATGTCATTCATGATTTTGTTTCATCTACACAGTTTCTAATATTTGCTTAAAAGCCATGTCCCATTCAATTCCTCGCACCTGCATTGAAAAAGCATTCAAAATTTCTTTGTTTTTTTCTCTTTCAAAAATTCTTATTTTTGGGTCTAAAAGTGAATCTAGGTGTTCCTGCCACTCTGAATCGGATGTTGCAACTTTCCCTATTCCGCAATCAGCGAGATACTGGTACTCGGGGGAGTATGAAGAGACAAAGGGGATTCCTGCCGCCGCGTACTCCAGACCTTTAATAAACGATTTTGCATGATTGAAAGGCACGTCACTTAAAGGCACAATTCCAATGTCAAAAAACTTAAAAAGTTGCGGGTATTCAAGAATTGGAGCGAGACCACAAGACCTAAAATGTTTTTTGTTTATTTTTAATAGGTCAAAAACGTTTGGACTTGACGCACAATGCCCAGAGTGATGGAAGGTGAATTTATGTCTTGCCATATAGTCGCCCATCCATGGCGCGAGCTGCTCAAGGTCATGAGAGCGCCAATTTGTCGCCCCCACCCAACCTATTGTTGTTCTGTGTTTGGCAGAGTTTCGTGGAGGAAGTGTCCAGCGGTTAGCGGTGCCAATGTCTATGCCATTCCTGACCAGATATACGTTTTTTCTTTTCGATGAATAATAATCGTAAAGAAATGGCGTACTAACAGTGATTGCAAAAGCGCGATTAATTATTTCCGCGTAAATTTCCCTGTTGCTGTTTGGGTTATTTTTGGGGTCCGTCGTTTTAAAGGCATGGTTTGACTCTGGCAAACCCTCATACCAATCGTCTACATCTACAACAACTTTTTGCCCAATGGATTCCGCATAGTCCATCCCCTCCAAGACTTCTCGCTGCATTAAAAGCTTCATAACCACAATGTCCCATCCGTGCACAATTTGCCCTTCTTGGACTATGAGACCAAAACCTTTTTCCTTGCTAAATCCAGGAAACCCTATTCCGGTAATCCATCCGCGTTTTCCTAGTTCTTCCATGGGGAGCTTGCAGCGATACCAGGCGCATCCATTTGGTTGTAGCGGCTCAGTACCCCAAGACCAGTCTCCGGTTATATAGCAAATCGTCGGTTTCTTTTTTTGGGTAGGCATCAAAACTCGGTCTGCTTTCGGGGAAAAAATATCGGCTGCGTCATTTGATAATAGTCGGTGCGCTCTATCGATTCAGTACTATGCCTGTTTGCCAATATTCTTGACTCAAAGCCAGAAACTATATGTTTATATTCCGTAGATTCAGCTGTTAAGAAAGAATTTTTTTTACAAAAATCATCTAAAGCGTCATTTGGGTTATCGCCTAGACCAAAGCTTTTCGCTTCCTCGCTGGACCAAAAGTCAAGAGCATCACAGTCGTCTCCTTCGAGATAATCAAAGTATGCATCCGGCAGGGGGGCCCTTCCTGAATAGCAAAAGAAATGCCCGCCCTCATAGACGCCGCCATAACGCGACTGCTGAACAACTAAGGGGTAGTGCTCGCTCGGTATCTCGTATCCATTAATTTTCATTAAAAAATATTACCCCAATAATTCAAAGAATTAATTTACGGTGTAAACAATTAAGTGACTGTATTCATTCAGCGGGCAAGAATTGGTGATACTCTTGTGTTGGTCAACAAACACAGGAGGACCTATGAGCACTAAATTTATCAAAGACACCGTCGAAAGAGCAGTAATGGCTTTTTTGACCGGCTGGCTGGGTGCGGCAATGGCAAGTGGGTTAGATTTTGACTCACTTTCGAACACTGACAACCTGAAAATTGGAGTTTCCGCCTTGGCGCTAACAATCGCTGCGGCGCTTGGGCTCAAGAAGGTTGGACCAAACAAGGACAGTGGTTCGGTTCTTTAAGGCGTATTGCCGACCAGGTCGGCGCTTTCTAATCTACAATCTTATAGGTCGATGATTGGAGAAAAGCCGTGTCAATGGTAGCGGGTAGATACAGAATGGTTTGTGAGCAAGGGTCGACTTTTGATATTCAGTTGACTTTGCAATATTCAAATCCTGACTACCCAGCGAATTGTGCCGACCCCGATGATTGTCCTGAATTTTTGCCATGGGATTTGACTGGGTATACAGCAAGAATGCAAGTTAGGAAATATGTTGAATCAGCAACAACAATTGCTGAATTAACAACTGAAAATGCATCAACTTTTAGAATTACCCTTGGCGACCCAGACCCATCAGACGGTAAGATAACACTATTTATTCGACCCGAGGATACGAGAGCTATGCCAACATCTGGCGTTTATGACATCAAGATAACTTCTCCGACAAATGAGGTCGACAGAATAATAGAAGGTGAATTTATTCTTTCCCCGGAGGTAACACGGTGACGTCAGAAAACACAGTAGATGCCGTATCTCGCAATAGAGTGATAGTAACTACCACGCGTTCTCCTGGCGTACAGCAGTTTACCTATCAAGTTCAGATTTTCACCGTTCCAGGCACGCTTAGTAGCGGAGTGGGCCGTTCGAAGTTCTTCATCCCCGGACCGATAAACATAGGAAACGTTAGAGCCTCGGTCGGAACTGCCCCAACTGGCGCTGACCTCATAATTGATGTCAATAAAAACGGAACGACAATATTCACAACCCAGATAAGTAGGCCAAAAATCTTCGCCGGACAAACGACGGTATCCAATAGCACGCCGCAAATAACCCAGTTGACAACAGGAGATTTTTTAACCGTTGACATCGACCAAGTCGGTTCGTTAAATCCTGGAGCCGACCTAACAGTTCAAATAGAATTCACCCCTTAGGTGATATTCTAGTAGCAAGCGGTGTTAACCGGCCCCTAGCACAAAGGTATCAATCATGACAATTTCAAACTTTCTAGAAAACGAACTACTCGATACCTTGGATGGTTCGAGTTCTGCATACTCGGCTTCTGCTACTTATCTCAAGCTTCATACTGGAGACCCGGGCGAAGCCGGAACATCAAACGCAGCAGCGGAAACAACTCGCAAAGAAGTTGAGTTCAACGTTGCATCTTCTGGCTCAAAGACATCAACAGCAACCGTTGAGTGGACAAACGTTTCCACAACTGAAACATACTCACACTGGTCTTTGTGGGACAGCTCAACGGCTGGCAACTGCCTCTGGTACGGTGCTCTTTCGGCAAACGCTGCAGTTACCGCAGGTGACACTTTCGAGATTACCTCTCTTACACTGACACTCGACTAATCCACAAGGGGAGTAGCCCCTCATGGATGAACAAGAGATAATTGGTTTCTCGGAGCCATTCCGAGGGACGTCGTCGTTCTATGTAGGATTCAAAACTGTATCGGAGACTGCCTCCGCTACAGCAAGTGGTTCTTCGTCCGTATCTCAACTTTATACGGCGATAAGAAATGCTTCAACATCTGCTACATCTGGACACTTCATTGTCTCAGTTCGCGTTTCTCTACGAGGGGCCACTGGCTCTGGTTCTGCCACAGCAGGAGACCAAGCAATTGGTCTACATATATCTCCGAGACAAGCATCTTCTTCGGCCAACGGAGATAGCAGCGTTGTTGTTCTACACGCAGCCCTACGAAGTGCAACAGGGAGCGGAACCGGCTCTTCAAGCAACCTGAGTGAAGTAATAACATTCCTTAGAGCTGCAAGTGCATCAGGTGGTGCAACCGCAGGCGACGAATCAATTGGCCTTCATACGGCTCCTAGAGGGGCAACTGGTTCTGGTCAGTCCAGTGAATCGTCAACTAGAGTTAGAACGGCTGTTGTTTCAGCTACTGGCTCTGCTATCAGCGGTTCTACTGCGATTGGCCTACACACTGCTTCAAGAACGGCTTCTGCCTCTGGACAGTCAAACGAATCTGCAGTACGACTTATTGTTTCCCCAAGAAGTGTTACTGGTTCAGGAAATGGCGATTCTCTTGTTCTCGCCCTTCACACACATTTACGAACTGCATCTGCTGGTGGTTCTGGAACTTCAAATAACTCTATTCTTTACTCAAACCTTAGAACCGCTCAAGGTTCAGGTTCAGCAACAGCTGGCGATACAGCACTAGTTCTCCATTCACATCTAAGAGCCGCAAATGCATCCGGAAACGGCTCAGAGAATTCATCATCGTTCAAGACACCGCTGAGAACTATAAATGATTCTGGACAAGGCTCTGAATCTGCAAATGGTCTGCATACATCTCCAAGAACGGCAACAGGTTCTGGTTCTGGAAATTCATCATCATCGATAGTAACTACGTTTATCAGAACGGCTTCTGCTGCTGGTAATGGAACATCAAACAACTCAATAGTTCATTCAAACCTACGAACAGCCCAGGGCTCTGGTTCTGCAACGGCAGGAGATGAAGCAACAATACTTCATTCAAGTCTTAGAATCGCAAGTGCTTCTGGAAATGGTTCTGAAAATTCATCATCATTCAAGACTCCGCTCAGAATGGCTTCTGCGGCAGGACAATCTTCTGATTCTTCAACCGGTCTGCATACTGCACTAAGAACGGCAAGCACTTCTGCAACTGGAAATTCATCATCTTCAATAGTTACTACATTTATCAGAACAGCTTCTGCTGCTGGTAATGGCTCATCAAACAACTCAGTCCTGTATTCAAATATCAGAACGGCTCAAGGCTCTGGCTCTGCAACCGCTGGCGATGAAGCAACAATTCTTCACTCATCACTCAGAACTGCATCTGCTAGTGGAACTGGTTCAGAAAGTTCTGAAGAAAAGAACACATTCCTTAGAACAGCTTCCGAAAATGGAATCGGCTCTTCAACCTCCAATGAGCTGCGCAGTGTTTACAGAACTGGCTCGGCCATTGGCTCTGGTTCATCAAACAACTCAGTCCTCTACTCAAACCTCAGAACCGCTCAAGGCTCTGGTTCGGCAACAGCAAATGACGAAGCAACAATTCTTCATTCTTCACTTAGGGCAGCATTTGCAAGCGGATTGGGTTCAGAGAACTCGGAAGAGAAGAGCACATTCGTTAGAACTGTTTCAGATAATGGAAGTGGTTCTTCAATCTCGGAAGAATTGCGCACAATTCACAGAAACGCCTCAGCAGCAGGACAGTCTGGTTCGCTTGTTTCAGTTAGGTATGGAATACTAAGAACTGCATTTGCATCTGGCGGAGCAACGGCCAACGATGAAGCTCTCATCCGTCACACCTCAATAAGAACAGCCAGTGCTGGTGGTGATGGTTCTTCGTCATCAAACGGTCTACATACTGCACCAAGAGATGCAAGCGGTTCAGGTCTCGGCGATTCAGTAGCTTCTATTGTTACAACATTCATTAGAACTGCATCTGGTTCCGGTGCTGGCTCATCAAACAACTCTGTTCTGTATTCAAATATCAGAACAGCCCAAGGTTCTGGCTCGGCGACTGCTGGAGATGAAGCGCTAACACTTCATTCAAGTCTCAGAGCTGCAAGTGGTTCTGGTGACGGTTCCTCGTTTAACTCGTCATTCAAAACGCCAGTAAGAACCGCAAGTGCGAATGGTGATGGTTCTTCAACATCATCTGCGTTCAAAATTTCAAGAAGGACTGCAAACGCTTCTGGTCAGGGTTCTGAAGTTTCAATTGGATTGCATATTGCACCAAGGACTGCAAGTGGAAGCGGTTCTGGAAGTTCATCTGTATTAATAGTCACTACATTCCTCAGAACTGCATCTGCATCAGGAGTTGGTTCATCAAACAACTCTGTTCTGTACTCAAATATCAGAACGGCTCAGGGTTCGGGTTCAGCGACTGCTGGAGACGAAGCACTCATTCTCCATACGCACATCAGGGCGGCGTTGGCTTCAGGCGATGGTACATCTAGTGCTCAGTCGTTCAAAACTCCGTGCAGAAGTGCTAGCGCGTCAGGTGCTGGTTCCGAATCATCAGAAGGACTACATACTGCACCACGAGAAGCTACTGGGTCTGGTTTGGGCGCTGCCTCGACTTCAATTATTACGACCTTCATTAGAAATGCTTTCGCTGCTGGAACGGGAAGTTCAAATAACTCTGTTCTATATTCAAACATTAGAACAGCTCAGGGCTCTGGTTCGGCAACTGCAGGAGATTCTGCAATCGGTTTGCACACTCACCTTCGCTCTGCAACCGGTGAAGGAACTGGCGGTTCTAGCAATACAACTCTCCAAAGTAATATTCGTTCAGCAAGCGCCTCGGGTGGTGCAACTGCAGGAGATGCGGCAACGGGTCTACACACTGCCCCTAGAGCTGCAGACGGCAATGGAACCAGTAACTCAACGGCATCAATTGTAACTACATTCATCAGAACGGCATCTGGTTCTGGTGCTGGTTCGTCAAACAACTCAATTCTTTATTCAAATCTAAGAACAGCTCAGGGTTCAGGTTCTGCAACAGCTGGCGACGAAGCAGTTGGGTTGCATTCACATCTCCGAAATGCAAATGGTTCAGGTGCTGGAAACTCATTTGTTTCTCAACTGTTCACACACCTTAGAATAGCATCAACTTCTGGTCAAGGCTCTGAATCTGCAAATGGACTACATACAGCACCAAGAGATGCTGATGGTAATGGAAATGGTGACTCGACAACATCAATTGTAACTACATTCATCAGAACAGCATCTGGTTCTGGTGCTGGTTCGTCGAACAACTCAATAGTTCACTCCAACCTCAGAACGGCCCAAGGTTCAGGTTCAGCAACAGCTGAAGATGAAGCCATTGGATTGCACACCGCACCTCGAACGGCAACTGGCGAAGGGACTGGTGGCTCTAGTGCCTCAATCCTTTATACCAATCTTCGTTCCGCAAGTGCATCAGGTGGAGCGACAGCTGGAGACGAAGCAGTTGGCCTACACACAGCTCCAAGAAACGCAACTGGTTCTGGCTCTGGCACGGAGAGCACGAATGAATTCAAGATTCTTTATAGAACATCTGTATCTGCTGGAACATCAAGTCAAACAGCAACTGGTCTACACGTTGTACCAAGAGCTGCTACTGGTTCTGGTTCTGCCACAGCTGGAGATACTGCAGTTGGCCTGCATACAGCACCAAGAACTGCAACCGGCAATGGAATAAGCGGTTCAAGCAATGCGACTCTACAAAGCAATCTTCGTTCAGCAACTGCTTCTGGCGGTGCGACTGCAGGCGATACAGCAAATGGTCTTCATATTGCACCAAGAACCGCAGATGGAAATGGAACTGGAGATTCGGCGACATCAATCGTCACAACATTTATCAGAACGGCATCTGGTTCTGGTTTTGGAAATTCAAACAACACCATCTTGTACTCAAACCTCAGGACAGCTTTGGGTACTGGTTCTGCAACAGCTGGCGACGAAGCAGTTGGGTTGCATTCACATCTCCGAAATGCAAATGGTTCCGGAACAAGCGGTTCATTTGCCTCAAGTCTTCACAGCAATCTCCGTCAGGCAACAGCATTTGGTGGGGCCGCGGCTGGCGATGAAGCGAACGGCCTGCATACTGCACCAAGAGGCGCAAGTGGAAATGGAACTGGTTCATCATCATTAGCTCAATTGCTAACGATTATCAGAACCGCATCAGTAAGTGGTCAGAGTTCTCAATCAGCAACGCAATTAATAACAACACCGCTTACTGCAACTGGTCAAGGTGGAGCAACCGCAGGAGACACTGCAGTTGGATTGCACACCGCACCAAGAACCGCGAGTGGAACAGGCCATTCAAGCGAAACAGCAAGTTACGACACAGACCCAATCCAGGGAATTACAGCTGGATACTGGGGTATTCAGGCCCTTGTCAGCTGATATGGGGTAAACTAGGAGTAATCATGGCAGCATATACACGCAAACAATATTCGGGCGCGGCTCGCAATACGTTAACGACGACACTCTTGACGAATGTTGGAACAACTGTTGACATTGCGGCGACCACTGGGTGGCCATCCGTTGCTGGCATCCCTTTTTACGTCGTAATTCAGCCGGCTTCAATCCATGAAGAAAAGTGCCTTGCAACCATCTCTGATTCAACACTTACCTTAACAAGAGCCCAAGATGACACGACTGCATCTGAGCACCCAATTGGTTCGGTCATTTACCCGGTATTTACTGCAAATGATGCTGACGAAGCTAATGAACTCGTAAGCAAACTTACTACTAAAGGCGACCTGCTCACTACTGATGGAACAAATCTCCTGCGACTTGGAGTTGGTCCAAACGGATACTTTCTAAAAGCAAGCACTTCGGCATCTGCCGGCGTTGAGTGGGCATCGATACCGACAATCAACAGCCTTAATGACATTGGTGATGTAATCCTTGTCAGTGCCAGCATTGGGCAGGTTTTGACATATGACGGAACAAACTGGGTTAATCAAAACTCCAGTATTGGTAGTGGTAATCTTGATGGTGGTAGTGCCGTGTCTAACTACGGAACAATTACCGCGCTAGACGGAGGTTCGGCATAATGGCTGTGAGAATTCAGATAAGACGCGATACGGCCAGCAACTGGACCTCTACTAATACCGTTCTTGCTGATGGTGAAATTGGTCTCGAAACAAACACCAGCAAAATCAAAATTGGTAATGGCTCTACTGCTTGGAACTCTCTTTCCTACTTTGTCGGCCATCTGCCCGGAGCAACACTCGATGCGCTCGGCGACGTAAATATAACGAGTGTTTCGAATGGCGATTTTCTTCGTTACAGCAGTTCTGCTTCAGCCTGGATTAATGACCCAGTAAACCTTTCAACCGACACGGTCGGAGACTATGTCCAGAGTCTGGTTGCTGGAACTGGCGTCACCGTAACAAACAACTCTGGGGAAGGAACAACGCCGACAGTTGCTATCGGTCAGGCTGTTGGAACTTCTGCTTCTGTAACTTTTGCAAATGTAACAGCAGACCTTGTCGGAGATGTTACTGGAAATTCCTCTACGGCAACGACACTTGAGACATCGCGAACAATCTCGCTTACTGGCGATGTGTCTGGTTCCGTATCATTCAACGGCTCTTCTGACGCAAGCATTACTGCAACGATTCAGCCAAACTCTGTCACCCTCGGCACC